ACTGCTCAAAATATATATGATATTGAATTAGCTTTAAAAAACCCAGTTGTTATTAAATATTTAGATCAAGAAGATATTGAAAGTTTAGGTTGGGAATTTGATAAAACAAGTGATGAAGGACAATTAAAATTTTTTAAAAATAACTATAGATTAATTTATAGAATTAAAACAAAAGAATTAGGTATTATAACAGCAGATCCTTCTAAAAGTGAATTTATGATGAAATATAATATTGATAATAAATGTGTTAGATTTTTAATAATTAAAAACAAATCAGAACTTAAAAAACTAATGAAACAATTAAATATATATGACTCTTAACAATATCTACTTAATTCAAAATAAACATTTAAAAGAAATACTAAATGAAGTAGATATTATTATAACAAATATAAATACTTTTAGAAATAAACATAAAGGATATTCATACAGTGTTAAATTAATAACTAATAACAACCTATGGGATGCTGAGATAAACATAAAACATGAAAAGTAAATTAATAATAGAATACTTGAAAAAGTATCTTAAACATATGAAATATTACAACAGTATGGCTCCATTTCCAGTGTTCGATACTAGTTATGTAAACGATGTAGAAAATAAATTAATAGAAATAATGAGTGATAAAACAAAAGAATATGATGATGAACCAGTTGTAGCATGTAGACATTGTAAAAGTTTACATATTGTATCAGATGATGTAGATAATAATGTATGTATGAGATGTGGTTCAGTTAATGAATTAAAAGAGTTTGAAAATATATATCAATATAAAAATTGGTTAAAGAATAAAGATGAGTAAAAAATATACAGAAATAACAGGTGAAGAACTTAAAGAAATTTTAAATTTCTTTAAAGTACAAAGAGATAAATTTTCATCAATGGAAATTATTGAATTACCTGAAATAGAAGATTGGAAATTAGAACATTATAAAAAAGGATTAACAATATCTTTAAATATAAAAAGAAATAGAAAACATGTATTAGATGATGAATAATATTAAAACAGCTAATATAAATGTAAAGTTAAAATTATTATTTTCTAGATGGTTAGATATACTTAAACCTTGGCATAATCTTAATAATCAACAACAACAGGTATTAGCTCTTTTATTATATTATCATTATTTATATAAAAAAGATATTACAAATGATAAGATATTATGGAAAATAGTATTTGATTATGATACAAGACAGAAGATTATTGAAGATGAATGTTGGAAGAAAGGTATGACAACTAATACTTTAAATAATATATTAACTGTACTTAGAAGAAAAGGTGCTATTGTTGATAATCAAATATCAAATGTCTATATACCTGAATTAGAAATAAGTAGTAATAATTTTAAAATGATATTTAATTTTAATATTGTAGACAATGAGTAAAGTTGATGATGATAAAATTAAAGCACTTATACATAGTGTAGGATTAAAACATAACTTACAAGATGAAGTTATTAATAAAATAGTAAATTCTCCTTATAAGTTTACAAGAGAAAAAATATCAGAGTTACAAATATCTGACGATATGTCAGAAGAAGAATATGATAAATTAAAAACAAACTTTATGTATCTTTATATAGGTAAATTATATACTACCTTTGAGATGTGTACAAAATTTTATAAATTAAAAAAATGGAAGAAAGAAGAAATTTAAATCAAGATGATGTATTAGAATTAGTTGGAAAGTTTCCACTAGAACCGTTATTTAATGGTGTTTATATTACAGTTAATAAAATGGAACAAGATGGTAATTTAGTATTATCGGATAATATTTTATCAGATGTTCAATATGTTGTAGCAGTAGGACCAACAGCACAAGTTGCAGCAGGACAGAAAGTATTAATTGATATTGAAAAAATGATGGTTCCGGTAAAACAGGAATCTAATAATGTGTATGAAACAGTAATGCAAGTTAAAGTTGATTTAATTGAAGTTAATGATCAAGCATTTGCACTTGTAACAGATAGAGTAATTAAAGCTAAAGATAATAGATAATGGAAACAACAGAAATTTTAAGAATATTGGTAGAAATATTAATTGCTGGTGCAGCTTGGTATTTTAAAGACAAATTAAATAAAAGTGAAAAAGCTAGAATTCAAGAAGGTAGAGCTTATGAACTAACAATTAATAATTTAAGATTTGTTAATAAAGAACTATCTGAAAAAATAGTTAAGAAAAGTAAATAATGAAAACAGAAGAAAAATTAAGATTATTAGAAATAATTTTAGATAAAGCAGCAACAGATGATTGGTACACTAAAGATGTTATATATTGTTATAATGAATTATATAAAGCTTTAACAAAATAATGAATACAATCGGTATTTACAAAATAACTAGCCCAACTGGAAAAATCTATGTTGGGCAAAGTTGTAATATAGAGAGAAGATTTAATACATACAATAGTAAAAATACAAAAACACAAATAAGACTTTATAGGAGTTTTAAAAAGTATGGAATTAAAAATCATAAATTTGAAATACTTGAAAAATGTAATGAGAAAGAACTTAATAATCGTGAAAGATATTACCAAGATTTATATAATGTAACATCTAGAAAAGGTTTAAATTGTAAGTTAACTAAATCAGATGATAAATCTGGATTTACACCTCAAACAATTAAAAATAAAATAAGTAAATCAAATAAAGGTAAAAAAGTATCTATTGAAACAAAATTAAAAATGTCAATTGCTGGAAAAAATAAAATATTTACAAACGAACATAAATATAATTTAAAAATTTCTTTAAAAAATAGAATATTAACAAATAAACATTTATTATATTTAAAAGGAAATAATTCAAGATCGAAAAAAGTGATAAATGTTATAACTAATGAAATATATGATTCAGCAAAACAATGTGCATATAAAAATAATTTAAACTATAGTACTTTTAAAAATAAATTAAACAATAATAACACTATTGTTAACAATACTAACTTTAAATATTTATAATATGAAAATATTTGAAATGCATGATTATAATTTAGTTGTATCAGAAGAGGCTTGGGGGTTGAGTCCTTTTAAAGCAATACTTAAAAGAGATAAAAATCGCAATAAAGAATTGGCTTTTAAAGAAATGTTGTTTATATATTTCTATGTAGACATTAAATCTGATTATATGTATATTACAGACAACAGTGTAAGACTACAAGAAATAAAAAAAGATATTAAATTACCTGATGATTGGAAAATAGATAATGTAATACAAGAAGCAATTGATTTTTATATTAAAATGTCTATTACACCAACAGCTAAATTATATAAATCAGCATTAAAAGCAGCAGATGATGTTTCTAAGTATTTAGAAAAAACAGATGAACTTTTAGCAGAACGAACTGATAAAGGAAGTGTAGTAACACCTTTATCTACAGTTACAGCTTCACTTAAAGCTGTACCTATTATTATGAAAGATTTAAAATCAGCATATAAAGAATTAATAACTGAACAAAAAGAAATGGAAGGTAGAACTAAAGGTAGTAAAACTTTAAATTTCTTTGAAGATGGTTTAACATAAAAATATGAAAGAAATATATTTTAAAGAAGAAGCTAGAGAAAAGTTATTTAGTGGAATACAAAAGTTACATGATGCTGTATCATCTACATTAGGACCTAACGGTAAAACAGTTATTCTTACAGATGAATATAGTAAATCAAAAGTAACAAAAGACGGTGTTTCAGTTGCTAGAGAAATTTATTTTAAAGATCCTATAGAAAATATTGGTGCACAATTAGTTAAAGAAGTATGTGAGTTACAAGTTGAACAGGCAGGTGATGGAACTACGACAGCTATTGTATTAGCTAATGCTTTTATACAAAATTTAAAAAATTTTGATTCAAATGAAATTAATAAAGCATTTGATGAAATTATACCAAAAGTAATTGAACAACTTAAACTTAATTCAAAAGAATTAAAACGTGAAGACATTAAATATGTTGCTAGTATATCTGCTAATAATGATATACAGATTGGTGATATTATTCAACAGGCTTATAACTTTTCTAATATAGTTAAAGTAGAAGAATCTAATAATTTAGAAGATACTCTTGAAACTATTGAAGGAATGCAGTTAGATGTATCATATATGTCTAAAAATTTTAAGAATACACCTAAAGAACATTGTGAATTTATTAATCCACATGTATTACTTTTAGATGGTAAACTTGAAGATTTAATGCCTTTTAAAACAATATTAGAAACTGTATCTAACAATGATGAATCTATTTTAATTATTACAGAACATATAAATGAAAAATCATTACGTATGTTAGAGTCACAAGTATTGTCAGGTAATATTAAACTATGTATAATTAAAACACCAGGATTTGGTCCTGCAAGAAAAGATTATATTAGAGATTTATCAGACTTTACAGGTGCTGATATTATTCAACCACAATCAGGTAAAAAATATTCACCAACAGCTTTAGGTAAACTAAAATCTTGCAGTATTACAAAAAATAATAGTTTACTTATTAAACATGAAGATGTTAACGTAGATGAGATTGTTGAAAATTTAATAGATTTATCTAAAATTAAAGGACTTACTAAATATGATGTTGAAGTATTAGAAAAACGTATTCAAAATCTTACAGCTAAAGCATCTATAATTAAAGTAGGTGGTGGTTCTGAAATAGAAATGAAAGAACGTAAAGATAGATATGATGATGCTGTATTAGCTGTAGCTTGTGCTTTAGAAGAAGGTATTGTATCTGGTGGTGGAACAGCTTTAAGATATGTTTTTCATAATTTAACCTCGGAATTATTAAAGGAAAAAAATAAAGAAAAAAACTTTCATTTTAAAGTGTTAGAATGTTTATTATATCCTTATCAAACAATTGTTTGTAATGGCTCTAAACCAAAATTAGAACATTTTCTTTTTAATGAAAACATTATAGATCCACTTAAAGTTACTAGATGTGCATTAGAAAATGCAGTATCTATAGCTAAAACAATATTATCAACAGAAACTGTTGTATTAAATGAAAGATTATGGAGTTAAGTAAACTCAATCACTATCAAACACCTATAACAGAAGAATTAAAACAATCATTACCTAAAGAAGTTTATGATAACCTTTTAGAATACATATCTACAGTTAAATTTATACAAAATCTTATAGCTCCAGAAGAAGTTAGAGGTTTTGCTAAAGATAGACCTAAAGAAACTGAACAATATAATGACGGTAGAATTATAGTAGATTTAACAAATCCTCATATATTAGAAAATATGGAGTTCTTTAGAGAGAAAGCAATTTTCTTTGATAAGAATGGTAGATATACTAATATACCACCTAATAGTAATCCTAAATCAGAATATGCTGAATTTTGGAAACAAGAACTACATAAATGGAAACATGGTGTAGTTAGAGAATCTGATGGTGAATGGATTCCTGGTCAATTATATTTTTATTGGAATTATAGTCCAATATGGTTAGTAGAAACAGTTAACAGTAATAAGACAGGTAAAAAGAAAGGTGAACGTAAAAGAAAGTTTGCTAAACCTTGGTTAGGTGATTATTTATTTTATCATTATATGGAACAAGGTAGAGTATTAGGTAAACATGGTAAATTATTAAAAACTCGTGGAGTTGGATTTAGTTTTAAAATGGGTAGTATATCTCCTTGTAATATGTACACGCTTCCAGGTTCAGGTAATCCAAACTTTCATCTTGCTTCTGAAAAAACATTCCTATCTGGTGATAAAGGTATATGGGGTAAAATATTAGATACCCTTGACTGGATTGCAGATAATACACCTTTATCTAAATTACGTCTTGTTAATGATTTAAAGAACATGACTGTTCAATTAGGTTATCAGGATGAGTATGGTGTACGTAAAGGAATACTGTCAACTGTATTTGGTATATCTTTAAAAGATAACCCTGAGAAAGCAAGGGGTATTCGTGGACCTTTAATTCATTATGAAGAAGATGGTTTATTTCCTAATCTTGAAAAAGCATGGGGTGTAAATAGAAAAGCTGTGGAAGATGGTGATGTATCGTTTGGATACATGTTAGCAGGTGGAACAGGTGGTACTGAAGGAGCTTCATTTGAGGGTTCTGAAAAACTATTTTATAGTCCAGGAGCATATAATATATATGGAATACCTAATGTATTTGATAAAAATACAGATGGTTCTACAGAATGTGGTTTCTTTTGGGCAGCTTATTTAAATAGAAATGAGTGTTACGATGAAGAAACAGGAGAACCAGATGTTATTAAATCTTTAGTAGAAATACTTTTAGATAGATATAAAGTAAAATATAGTTCTACTGACCCTAATGCTATTACTCAAAAGAAAGCAGAAGAACCAATAACACCTCAAGAAGCAGTAATGCGTACTGAAGGAACAATGTTTCCTGTTGCAGATTTAAAAGATTATTTAGAAACAATTGCTGTTAAAAAAGAATCATTTTTAGCTGAACATTATATAGGTGATTTAATTTATAATAATACAGGTGGTGTAGAATGGCGACCTAATACAGATTTATATCCTTTACGTAGTTATGCTATGAATGATGGTAATAAAACTGGAGCATTAGAAATATTTGAAATGCCACGTAAAAATGCTGAAGGAGAAATAGTCAGAGGTAGATATATTGCAGGTTGTGACCCTATTGATGCTGATTCTGGTTCATCTTTATTTAGTTTCTTTATATTAGATACATTTACAGATAGGATTGTTTGTGAATATACAGGTAGACCTAGATTAGCTGTAGATGCTTATGAAATATTATTAAAAGCTTTAATATTTTATAATGCTGAAGTTAACTATGAAAAAAACTTAAAAGGTTTGTTTAGTTACTTTGATGGTAAAAACTGTTTAAGATATTTATGTGATACTCCTCAAGTATTACGTGATATGGATTTAGTTAAAGCTACTAATTTATATGGTAATCTTGCTAAAGGAACAGGTGCTACTAAAGAAGTAAATAAATGGGGAAGAATGTTGCAAGCTCAATGGATGCAAACAGCTTATGATGAATCTTTAGATGAGGAAGGAAAAAGAATAGATGAAAGTTTAAAATTACATCATATTAGAAGTATTCCTTATTTAGAGGAATGTATTGCTTGGAATCAAGATGGTAACTTTGACCGTGTATCTGCAATGGGTATGTTAATGATATTGCGTGAAGATAGATTTAAAAGAATTAAAACAGCTAAAGCAAATCAAAACAAAACAATTAAAAATATAAAAGACGATAACTTCTTTAATAGAAATTATAAAAAAGCTATTAACAACTAATATAAATTGTGTTATTTCTTATAAATAATTTGGAATAACACAATTTATTTCGTATATTAGTAAGTTATTATTAAATTTAATAAAATTATATATGTCAACACCAAGAATAAATTCTTTAATTCTACCAAGACAAAGGTTATCTTATAGTAAAAAAAATAAAGAATGGCGTAGAGATTGTGTAGATTATGCTGACAGACATTCTTTCTATAATAATGAAAGAGTTCGTAAAAGCTTACAAAACAAAATCATAAATTTAAATCTGTACAATGGTATTGTAGATGTTAGAGATTTAACTAATGTGGTTAATCCTCATCAAATAGATGCATCTTTTGTACCAGACAATATTCCACATCATCCGATAATGGTTCCTAAAATAGACTTATTAGTTGGTGAAGAAATTAAACGTAGATTTGACTGGTCTGTTATTGTAACAAATACTGACGCTATTAGTAAAAAAGAAGAAGACAAAAAAGCTTTTTTACAACAAAAACTTACTGAGTTTTTACAAGCTAATTATCAAGATGAAGAATTAAAAGCTAAGATGGAAGAACTTGCTAAACATATGAAATATAGTTGGCAAGACATTCGTGAAAAAATGGCAAATCAAATTCTTAAACATTATAGTCAAGAACAAAGATTTGACAGAATATTTAATGATTGTTTTAAAGAAGCTTTAATTTTTGCAGAAGAAATTGTTCAGTGTGATATTATTCATGATGAACCTGTAATGATTAAACTTAATCCTTTAAAAGTACATAGTGTAAGAAGTGGTAATTCAGATAAAATTGAAGATTCATCTATTATAATTATACAAGATCACTGGAGTCCTCATAAAATTATAGATGTTTATCACGATGAGTTAAAACCAGAAGATATTGATTATATTATGGACTATACTCAAACTTCTTCTAAAGGGTCGTATTCAGATGATCAAAATAATCACGTACTTTTACGTGATGCTTTGAACACTGGAGTCGAAGGAATGTATGATACAATATTTAATCTAGCAGAACTTAACGGACATTTCTTTGGTTCTAATTATACTGATGATACAGGTAATATACGCGTATTAAAAGTATTTTGGAAATCACTAAAAGAAATTAAACGTGTTAAATTTTATGATGAATATGGTGAAGAACAGTATAAAATTCATTCAGAAGAATATATTCCAAATAAAGATTTAGGTGAAGAAGTTGTTTCATTATGGGTAAATGAATGGTGGGAAGGTGTTAAAATAGGTAA